AATACGATTTTTCTCCTTTTTAGTTCGGTTTTGGTTCGGTTTCTGGTTCGGTTTCTGGTTCGGTTTCTGGTTCGGTTCATCTTTTCCGCCAACGCCCGACTGTTCGCCATCGGTAGTGCCATTCAAACTAATCTCCACGAATCTTTCTCTGGGAATGTTTACTGTCATGCCGCCTTGCTCAATCTCAAAGGTCGGTGGGGTTAAGCCATCAGCCTTAAATCCATTGACAATCTTCTCAATACCTCGTCCCCATGCCTCAATAAATCCGGCGCGATAAAAAGCTTCAGCCATCTTTGGATTGCGAGGTTTTGAGGTGTGCTTGCCCATCAGCTTCTCTATCGACAAATCTTCAGGCAATTTACCCTCGTTCCACAGACGGATGTGGTCGTTGTATATGCTCATTTGAGTCCATGTGCCTTGGTGGTCGCGATGGACTATCGAATTGCATATTATTTCACGCAAGGCATCCTCAGGAAGTTCAAGTGGTTCAACTCGTTGCAGGCCTTCGTAGTGAATAGGTCGGATAAGATATTTATCGCTCAAAGTGCGCATAACTCTATCCGGCATCTGTATGAGGTTGCCGTCAACAATTTCCTGACTTAAAAGGTCGTAGTTGGTAGAACCGAACCTGCCGATTTTGAAACTCGATGTAACAAAACGACGTTGCGGATGCTTACCAAATAGAAGTATTGCGCCATTGCATGGAACGCCATCATCCATCAGTCCAAGATTACTGATAACATCCTCCGGTGTAGAGTTTTCTGCATCCTGCGGCATTCGACCTTCCCTGATACCTTTCTTCAAGAAAAATTTGATAGCTTCGGGGTCAATATCTTCAATAGTTGTGCCATAGCATGGCATATCTTCCCAACTTTTGCCAAACATCTTCATTAAGAACTGCTGCAAGGCAACGCCACGCAGCTCTTGATTAGTGGCACCACTCCGGATGTAGAAAACGCCTTTATAAGATATTGGAATGTTGGAGTGCTCGACAGTTATTTCAATTATATCCTTATCCTCTCGCACGATTTGCCTTACAGTCGGAACAATCCCGAGCATGGTTACAATCTTGTTGGGGATATCCTCTAATTGTTGGTGCAAGTGGTCGACACCGACAACCTTCAAATCGTCATCGATGCCAATGTATATTTTGCCGCCATCTGCATTGGCGAAGCCACATACCCATTTTAGGTATTCGTCTTTCCAGATGCGCTTGTATTCTGTATTATGATTTTCAGTATTCATATATTCTGTCGATTTCAAATGCAAATATACTTTAAAATTCTGATAGTTGCAAAGATAGTATGCCACAATCTACCGAATGTTAACATCAAGCAAAGATTTATCAATTAGAGTGATAGTTGACGGACGCGAATATCCGGCGCGTCTCAGTGTTGGCGCTATGTTCCGTTGATACTCGGTCGACGGATAAAAAAAAACACTGATGGTCGGCGAGGTGGTGGCGTTGGCGACGGCGAGGCTGGGCCTCGGTCTTCATGACCTTGACGGGTTAGGGATTGAGGAGGTCGAGCTGATGCTGAAGCAGTGGGCGGAGGATGAAGAGGCGCGGCAAGAGCGCGAATGGGAGCGGATGAGGCTATTGGCGACCATCGTCATCCAGCCTCACCTAAAGAAGCAAATCTCAGCTCAAGAACTCCTCCCGTTCCCCTGGGAACGAGACCACAACAACGCCCCCGACAAACCAACAGTCAGCCGAGAAGAAGCTCATGAGCGATTCAAAAGAATTGTTGGATTAAAGTGATTTTAGAATTGCGTAAAATATTGTATTCCCGAAAACAATTGATACAGTGATTGTTCCTGGACTAATAGGGAATTTATAAATAATCGCCAATGTTATGAATACAAATAAATGTGCTACGTTCCAGGCTAATAAGATAGCTAATTTTGCGCCGGGATATTCACTTAGTTCTTTGATTAGTGCATTGCAAAAAATAATGATAAGAATCAAAACAATGGAATCAGCGATTATTAAGGAGTCTTTTGTAAAATAGGATGTGCATATCCAATATGCAATTCCAAGAATCGCCAAAAATAAAGCTGATAGGATTATGAACAGAGCAATCGCTTCATGTCTCATCCAAAATTCTTTTGAGAAAAGATTCATAGTTACAGAGGCATAATTGGTTAATGACGCCCAAAGATATAAAATTTTTCTAAAACAATGGCAGTATCTTTAAAATTTAATTTGGATGTTAAAACCGCCGGAGCTGATGGAGTTAAACAGCTCTCCGGTGAGATTGAAGGTCTTGATGATGTTTTAAAACGTGTCACGTCGAGTCTGAAAAAAAGTACTGAAGAAATGGATGGGTTCACGAAGTTAACTTTGAGGGCCGGTCAGATCTCTTCTTTTTTGAGTCAAGTCTCGTCAAATGTTGATGAGCTGTCGGCAAATTATAACTCGTTCGATAAGTCAATGAGGGCCGCTAATACCATGGCGGGCAAAACGGGGGAAGACTTTGACACATTGAAGGACAAAATCAGTGAACTCTCAAAGGTGGTTCCGATGGCTCGTGATGAACTTGCAAACGGGTTGTATCAAACAATCTCAAACGGAGTTCCGGAGGACAACTGGATTGAATTTTTGGAACAAACAGCGAAAGCAAGTGTCGGAGGTATTGCAGACCTGGGTCAAGCCGTCACGGTGACATCGACCATTATAAAGAACTACGGCCTCGATTGGTCCGATGCCGGAGCAATACAGGACAAAATCCAGAAGACAGCACAAAACGGCGTGACGAGCTTCGAGCAATTGGCCGCGGCTCTCCCGCGTGTGTCGGGTAACGCCGCGACTTTGGGCGTGAGCATCGATGAGTTAATGGCGACGTTCGCCACGTTGACCGGTGTGTCAGGTAACACCGCCGAGGTCTCGACCCAATTAGCCGCTATTTTCACCGCCCTCGTTAAACCATCATCAGAGGCGACAAAGATGGCCGCTGCCATGGGTGTAGAGTTTGACGCCGCGGCTGTTAAAGCGAGTGGAGGATTCCAGCAGTTCCTGACCAATCTCGACTCAACCATCAAACAATATGCCGCCGCTAATAATATGCTCTCCGATGAGATATTTGGAAAACTCTTCGGCTCTGCTGAATCTCTTCGAGCGTTGACACCTCTAACAGGTCAACTCGCCGCCAAATATCAAGAGAATGTCGGCGCGATGGCAGACAGCACCGGCGCTATTAATGACGCGTTTGACCAAATGTCATCGACAGCTGAGTCTAAGGCTCAGATTATGCAAAATGCACTCGCATCAATAACCGATGGAATTGGCGAGATTGCGTCAGCGTATGGTCCCCAGATCCAATTTGTGGCTATCATTGGACAATTGACTAATGGAATTGCATCTGTTGGAAGTGTGGTTGGTAATATCACATCAAAATATATATCATGGACTGTTAGCGTCTGGGGAAACATAACCGCGCTAATATCTCAGACGAGGGCGACGTCCTTACAAGCCACGATGAACGCTCTATTATCTAAATCGTTCGTGGGGTTAAAGGCTGTCGGTGTGGCATGTTTTAAGGCTATCAAGGTGGCGCTTGTATCATCGGGGATTGGGTTGTTAATCTATGGTATTACAGAGGCCTTCAGCTGGTTCTCCGAAAAAACAGATGAGGCGTCAGAATCTGTCAAGGAGTTGACGACAACGGAGCGGATGTTGGCGGATGCTCAGCAGAAACAACAGGACATCGAGGCCACCGGCGAACAGGTGGCGGCGTCGGCTCTCGCCAAAATAAACGAGGAAGCCCGCGCGCTCAAGACTCTGATGGATGCTCACAAAGACACGGCGTCAGCAGTGGAGCACCTGAACAGCACCTACGGTTCTATTTTCGGGACCTTCAAGACGGCGGCTCAATGGTATGATGTGCTCACCCAGAAGGCGACACAATACGCTCTCATGGAGGGCATGAAGTCCAAAATCACCGATCTCGGAAAAGAGTTGGCCACCGTGACACTTGACCACAATAAGAAATATCGTCAAGTAAAGAAATGGGAAGTGTGGGGCGTCGACAAGAACACCAACTTCCAGGAGGCGACGACCTCGCGCGGTGAGAAATTCTATATGCCTGAGGAGGACTATCGAAGAGCTCACGGATTCGGTAATCAAGACTATGACGAGGTAGCGAAAAGAGCAAAGGCTCAAAATATAACGAGGCACGAAGCAGCCAATCAAATGGTCCAAGAGCGTATAGACGCCAAATATCAAGACTATATCAAGCGGAAACAAGATTTATTCGATGAACAATATCAAGCTGAGTCGAATCTTATAACCAGTCTGCAAAACCAAATCACCGACATTTCCTCACAAGTCGCCGAGACCGCCAAATCTCTCATGTCTGGCGTGGAGGTCAAGACACCGACGCCCACACAGACACCCAAACCCACCCACACCACGTCCGTCGCGGCTAAGGAGCTGACCGAGATCGCCGCGCCGAAAACAAAAAAAGACTATGAGCAGAATATAAAATATTACGATCAGGAGCTCGCCAAAATCACCGCCGCCGACGGTGAACGCGCCTCAGCGTTGGGAAAATCCAAAAAAGCGGCTGAAGACGCCATCAAGGCTCTCGACGGACTTTCAGAGGTGAAAGCTCCGGCTCCGGACATCGACGCCATTAAGACCGAGAAAGAGATGTCCACGGCGCTCGAGTATTACAACGAACTGGTCAGCGAGTCAACAGGCGCCGAGAAAGCCAAAGCCGCGGCGACGGTGAACTATCTCAACGGTGTCAAAGCTCTTGACGACCGACTATCAGACCTCAACCAGAACCAGTCTGACGCTAACAAGGTATTCGACACCTACAAAGACAAAGTGAACATCCTGGCGACAGAATATAACGCTTTGGCTGATAGAATAGGCGGAAACCCGGTGAAGGTGTCGGTCGACAACAAGAGCGGACAGGACTTGATGAAGCTCATCATGTTGGTCACACAAGCCCGTGAATCGTTCTCGATTGACGATTCAAACTATAAGGAGATAAACGCCCTTCTCACAAATCTCCAGAGGATTCTCGGACGGTTTAATCAAGCCCTCAGCGCTCCGACTGACACGTCTAAGTTGGAGACTGAGGACGAACTGAATCAAGCACTGAGTTACTACAATGAGCAGCTCAGCAAGACGACAGGCGCTGAGCGTGAAGCGAACGCCGTCGCCATCCTCGGTCTTCAGTCTCGCATCGATAAGCTAAAAAAACTCTATGACCTGACGGACCTCTTGACCGATGCCGAATCACTTAAAAATCTCTCGGATAAAGAGTTCAAGATTGAGGCCAAAGAAGAAGGATTTGACCAGATTCAGAAGAAGATCAGACTCCTCAATAAGACACTCACCGATGATAAAATAACGCCTGAACTCAGAGCACGGACACAAGCAGCGCTCAAGACCTATCAAGAGCTCGCCATTAACAGTGTCGACACTTTCGACACGATGAAAAGCGCCTGGGGAACATTCAAAGGTCTCGGTGATGGGATTAGGAGCATGACGGACACTATTCAGGGTGACGGCGACGCCTGGGAGAAGACGGGCGCCGTGGTCGATGGTGTTATCGGGATCTATGAACGCGTCGCCGAGGTCATCAAGCTCGTCAATCTAATGTCTACGCTGCTGGGTATATCCAAGAAGAAGGAAATGGCCGAGACGGTCGCCGGAGCATCGACAACGGTCGCCGCCAAAGGGGCCGAAACCGCCGCCGTGACGACAGAGGCTAACGCCGAGGTCGAGGGAGCCGCCGCCAAAGCTATGAACGCTCATGCCGGTATTCCGTTTGTCGGGATCGCCATGGGAGCCGCCATGGTGGCCATGATGTTAGCGACGATGTTGTCTTTGCCGAAATTTGCAGAGGGTGGCATCGCCTACGGCCCGACGCTCGGTCTGTTTGGTGAGTATGCCGGCGCGAGCAATAACCCCGAGGTCGTGGCTCCGCTGAATAAGCTGAGAGCGCTGATAGAACCGAATAACGGTCTGAACGGTGGTCGTGTTGTCTTCAAGATCGAGGGGCGGACATTAGTCGGGGTCCTCGAGAAGACTCAGAAGCTGAGCAGCCGTTCATGATATTGAATTTGATATAATGCCTATTAAAAAATTATGGGAAAATATATAAGATATAGCGGGAGCTTTTTGAGTCGGGCGTCGGTGGTGTGGCGCGTTGACATCCTCATCGAGTCGGACAAGGTTCCCACCGAAATAGGCGAGCTAACATTTCCCGCCGACGAGGCCGTCACAATCCAATGGGACAGCCGCGACAAAGAGGAGGTGATTTCATCGTCCTCGGCGACGGTCAAAGTTATATCGCCGTCTGATCGCGCTTATGAAGGTCTTTATACAACAAGAGCCGGCGCGGTGAGAATGAATCTCTATCGCGGTGGAAGTCTCTATTGGTCCGGGACACTCGACCCCGAGTTCTATGAAGAGCCTTATGAACGGGCTGACGGATATGAAGTGAGCCTAACCTTCGAGGACTTCGGGCTCTGGGATAGGACAGATTTCACGCTGACCGGAAGGCGTTCTATCGCTGATATTTTGAATCAAGCGTTAGCTATATCAGCCATTGAGACGAGTGTGTTGGATTTCTACACTTATACGTCTTTATGGTTCACCGACGGGAATAAGGCGAGCCCCGGCCAACTAAGCTTGAATTGTGCGAACTT